CCCGCCGCCGCTACTGCATTTAAAATTGCTATAGCAAAAACTGGAATTGGTCTTTTAGTTATTGGACTTGGGTTTGTTGCCGCCGCTTTGATGAAAGCAAACAAAGAACAAAAGGAATTTAATGATCTTTTAGAATTTGGAAGCGCGGCACAAATATCAAAAAATATTGAAGAAACTGAACAAAAAGTCAAAGATTTAGAAAAGGCTCTTTCAGAAGTTAGACAGGGCGGTCATTCGGGCAGAACAGAAAAATTAAGAATTAAAAGAGAAATTGAAGAAGCAAATGAAGATGTTGAAAAATTAAAACTTAGTCTTGAAGATGCAAAATTAAGAGATTTAAGCAAAGAATTTGAAATGATTAAGAAAAATTTGACAGATTCAAATGCTTCTTTACAGAAAAACAATATTGTTTCAAAAGAACTCACAGAAGAAGCAAGAATTAGAAAAGAACATGAATTGGCAATAAAAGAACTAGAAGCACAATTTGAAGGAGATAAATTAAAAGAACTTAAAGAATTACAAGATATAAATACTCAAGAAAAACTAAGAGGTTTACATATCAAACAAAACGCAGAAGAAGCAAAAAAATTAAATGATGCTTTTAGAAAGATAGGCGATGATATTGCAACAGGTATTTCTGATGCTTTGGTTGATGCTATAAATGGAACAAGAACGCTTGGCGAAGCGGCTAGGTCAATAATAAATAATCTTGCTAATGACTTGTTAAGACTTGGAATAAATACTTTGTTAAGAAGTACAGGAATTGGATTGTTTGCAAACTTGCCGGGGCTTGCAAATGGTGGCCGCGCGTCCGCAGGGCGCAGTTATTTAGTTGGGGAAAGAGGGCCGGAGATATTTACACCAAAATCAAGCGGAACAGTTATTCCCAATAATCAAATCGGCGGAAGCGGTGGCATTGTTAATAATATAAATGTCAATGTCTCGGCTGAAGGTATGCAATCAGATGCAAACGAAAATCGCGGGAAAGAACTTGGCGTTGCTCTTGCTTCAGCGATACAATCAGAATTAATAAAACAAAAAAGACCGGGAGGTTTATTAGCAACTTAAAATGGCAACCTTTCCAAGCGTCACACCCACATATCAAGGTTTTTCAAAAAAATCCGCGCCCGCTGTTCGCACAGTAAGATTTGCAGATGGATTTGAACAAAGAATATTTTTTGGATTAGCAAGCAATCAAAACCCGAAAGTTTATAATGTTAATTTTGAATTAAGCGAAACTGAATCAGATGTTGTCGAAGCGTTTCTTGATAGCCGTGCAAACGATCAAGAAAGTTTTACATTTACACCGCCCGGTGAAGGGTTTACAAAAACAGGAACTTATTCACAATCAGGAACTACTGTAACAATCACAATTTCAAATCATGGTGTTGCAATAGGCGATGTTTTAACTATTGACTACACATCAGGTTCCGCAACAGATGGTTCTTTTACAGTTGCGACAGCGACAGATGCAAACACATTTACAGTTACAGCCGCTTCAAGTGCAACAAATAGCGGGAATGTTTCAATCACTCTTTCAGGTGCAAAGAAATTCGTTTGCGAAACTTGGTCGAAATCTATTCCATATAACAACAGGGCTTCAATCAGCGCTACATTTAGACAGGTGTTTGAACCGTGAGTACAGATAAAATTGTAAGTGAATTACAAAAAGTTAACCCGTCAGCGGTAATTGAACTTTTTACTTTGACACTTGATAATTCATTACATGGTGCAACAACAACTTATCGTTTTCATGCTGGAACAAGTTTAAAAGATAATGGTGAAATAATTTGGCAAGGTAACGCATACACAAGGTTTCCAGTTCAGGCTGAAGGATTTCAATATGGAAAAGGTCAATTGCCACGCCCGACCCTTACTTTTTCAAATGCTCTTGGTACTTTATCGGCAATACTTCTTACAGTAAACGAAATAACAACAGGTAACGATTTGACAGGTGCAACAGTCAAAAGAATTAGAACAAAAGCAAGATTTCTTGATGCCGCTAATTTCCCAAGCAATGTAAATCCTTATGGAACGCCAGACAACACAGCGGAATATCCGCAAGAAATATTTATTATTGACAGAAAATCGGCTGAAAATAGAACTGTTGTATCTTTTGAACTCGCGGCTGTTTTTGATATGGCGGGAGTACGAGCGCCAAAACGTCAATGCACTAGATCAGAATTTCCTAGCATCGGATTAATTACAGGATGACTTGGAAAGATAAGGCACTTGAACACGCAAAAGAACAAGATCCGAAAGAATCTTGCGGTCTTTTGTTAAATATTCGCGGGAAAGAAAAATATTTTCCTTGTCGTAATTTATCAATGAACGATAATCAATGTTTTATTATCGACCCCGAAGATTATGTGAGGGCAGATAATATTGGAGATATAACAGCTATTATTCACAGCCATCCCGTAACGCCCGCTGTAGCTTCAGAAGCCGACAAAATAAGCTGTGAACAATCGAATTTGCCTTGGTATATAGTTAACCCAAAAACTGAAACATGGGGTGAATATAGGCCGTCAGGATACAAGCCAGATATGATCGGATTGCCTTATGTATGGGGGATTTCTGATTGTTGGTCACTTGTTCGTAGGTATTATGCGGAAAAATTAAATATAGAACTTAGGGATTGGGAAAGGCCAATCACGCCTGAAGAATTTATGATTGAACCTATGTTTGAAAAATGTGCAAAAGATACAGGATTTCGTGAATTAAGAAGTGATGAAAAATTAAAAAATAATGATTTATTATTCATGTCAATCGGGGAGCCGGGTTTAAATCATGTGGCGATTTTTGTAGATGGCGATGTAATACATCATTTAAGAGATAGACTATCTTGTAGAGAGCCATACAACCCTTGGTTGTTAAAATGCACAGGAATGAGGTTGCGTTATGCTTCGCAAAATTAAGTTATACGGAGAACTGGCAAAACAGGTCGGCCATAAAGAATTTAAAGATATAAATGTTTCTAACGTTGCACAAGCTGTTAGTTTTTTAATAAATAATTTTCCGCATCTGGAAAATCATATGGCAAATAGATATTATAAGGTCATAACTAATAATGAAGAAGTCGGTGCGGACGAGCTTCACGATCCTATTGGTAAATCAGATATATCTTTTGTACCTGTTATATCAGGTTCGGGGGGTAATTTCGGAAGAGTGCTTCTTGGAGTGGCCTTGATCGGTTTATCATTCACGCCGATGGGTGCGGGGCTTTTTGCGGGCGGTTCTGGTGCTGGTTTAGCGGGTGGCGGTGGTTTAATGGGTGCAACAGGTTTATATGCGGCAGGGGCTTATGGTTCAGCGGCTCTTGGCCTTATTGGTGCAAGTTTAGTTCTTGGCGG